CAACAATTATTAGGATATCATTCTCGAGTACCAGCATCATTAGATGAATGGTATCAACCAGAAGAAAATCGTTTTTATAAGAAAAATCAAGACTAACATGAAAAAATCTAAAATTCTTATTCAATTATTTCCTATGGTTGATGATATAGATCAATTAGAGAAAATTCTTTTTATGCTTAGACAAAATTCATCTTATATAGATAAATCTAGATTTTATATAATATTAGATGTTAAATATCCTTTATCTGATTATTTTGTTGATTGGGAAAATTCAATACTAAAAAAAGATTATTTTTTGAATAGGTTTGAAATCTTAAAAAAATATGGAGATTGGTGTGATGAAAGTTATTTTTATATAGATGAAGAAGTAAAAGGATGTGTTGATATGTGTATTAATAATATCTACAAATATGATGTAGATAGTACAATAATGTTAGATAATGATATAATATTTAATCCTTATACCTTAAACATTATGTTAGAAGCCTCTTTAAAGGCTAAATCCCAAACACCAAATTACATTATCACTCCAGAATATGTTAAAATGTGGGATGATAGTTGGGATATTGTTACTAATGAATACTTTAAATCAAAATCAAACGATCCGTTTTATGTTTTAGTTAATGATCCTATAGATGATTCATTTTTAACTTATGGTGATATTGAAATAGAACCTTTGGTTTATAATAACAAAAGTATGTTTAAATTTGGAGGAGGATGGTTTACTCTTTTCTCTAAAGTATTATTAGATTCTATTGAATTTCCTAAAGATATTAAGGGTTATGGTGCTATAGATACATTTTTTATGACATATTGTAATTATGTTCCAAATGCTGTTCAATATAAAATTAAAAATTTAGTTATATGTGAAGATAGAAAATATCTTGGAAAATCAGCTTATTCTCCTTATATTAAAAATATAGATAGAAGACACGAATATGCTGATGAAAGTTGGAATAGGATGATAGAGCATTTAAAATATAAATTATCAAAATGACATATCAAAATTCAAATAGAATTAGAAGTGTAGGAAAACATACTTATGGTTCCCAAAACATAGAAATATATTATTGGGGAGAAGGTACTTGGCTAGATATAGGAAGTTTTTGTTCTATATCAGGTCATATTTTAGTTTATTTAGGAGGAAATCATAGAACAGATTGGGCAACCACTTATCCCTTTGGACATATAAATCAACACATATTCAACAAATATAGTGGAGAAGGACATCCACAAACAAAAGGCAATGTTAAAATAGGAAATGATGTTTGGATAGGTACCCATGTTACTATAATGAGTGGAATAACAATAGGAGATGGAGCGTGTATAGCAAACAATTCAGTAGTTACTAAAGACGTTGAACCATATTCTATTATAGGAGGAAATCCAGCTAAACTAATTAAAAAAAGATTTGATGATGAAACAATAAATTCTTTATTGGAATTACGTTGGTGGGAATTAGAAGATTATTATATTAATGAAATAACACCTTATTTATGTTCCTCAGAATTTAAAGAATATCTACCTGAATTGATTAGAATAAGAAACAACGAATTAAATAAATAAAATTATGTATGATTTAGAACAAATAATAAACCAAATTTATTTAACACCATCTGATATAAACGAACATATTCCTACTCTAATAGAATATGCTTCTGAATGTGAATCTATAACAGAGATGGGAGTTAGAGCTATAACATCTACTTGGGCTTTTCTAGGATCTGCCCCTAAAAGATTAATTAGTTATGATATGGAAGATCCATCTCACTATGGGTCTAATATTCAAATAGTATATGATGTTGCTAAACAATATGGTTTAAATTTTACTTTTACTAAAGCGGATGTACTTAAAATAAACATTGAAGAAACAGATTTATTGTTTTTAGATACATGGCATGCTTATGATCAATTGAAAGCAGAATTAGAAAAACATTCTTCTAAAGCAAGAAAATATATTATAATGCATGATACAACTTCATATGAATATAGAGATGAACCATTAACATCAGAAAATACATTTGAAGGAGAAAAATCATCTGGTAAAGGATTATGGCCTGCTATTACAGAATTCTTACAAAGCAACCCAGAATGGGAAATTCATAAAAGATATACAAACAACAATGGTTTAACTATCTTAAAAAGAATAAAGTGAAAATAAAGGTATTTGTAAGACACTGTAATTTCTCATCTAATTCAGTAGGTAAAAATAGACCTGAATGGTTTTCAAGAGAAAAATGCTGGAATAATCTATTAGAAACATCAGACGAAAATACTGAAGTAACAGCTATATTTGACGGTGAACCTAAAACAGAACACTTCTTACATAACGACACCAGAAACTATAAATTAGTCTGTAAACATGGAGGAACAGATGGACATTCATTCCTTAATTTATTAGAATATGTTCATGAACAAAACATAGAAGACGATACAATATTATACTTTGTAGAAGATGACTTCTATCATAAACCAGGATGGGTAAACATATTGAGAGAAGGATTTGAATATATTGGAGCTGATTATATTACATTATACGATCATAATGATAAGTATTTTCTACCAATGTACAATGATTTACAGAGCAAAATCATAGCTACTCCTTCAATACACTGGAGAACAACGCCTTCAACTACAAACACATATGCTATGTTATATCAAACCTTTAAAAAACATTATAATATTCATAAAGAATATTGTGATCTACAGAAAGGATTTACTAGAGATCACGATAAATTTATTAGACTATGGAATGAAGGTTCTAATTTAATATCATGTCTTCCTGGTTATTCAACACACTGCGAAACGGAATATTTATCACCTTGTATAGATTGGAGTAAAATATGATATCTGTAATAATACCAACATATAAAGAACCAGAAGTATTAGATTTATGTCTTAGATCTGCTATTGAAGGACAAGTAAATAAAAATCAAATAATCGTTGTAGTAGATGGTTATTATAATTTAAATAAAAATATACTTGAAAAATATAAAGATAGTATTGAATATCTAGCATTAGGTGAAAATGTAGGATTATGTCGAGCAACTAATCTAGGTGTTTATAATGCTCAACATGATAAAATACTAATTGTAAATGATGACAATGTATTTCCTTATGGATGGGATAAGGCATTAGAATTAGTTTACACCCCTAATTCAGTAATAGCTCCAAATCAAATTGAACCTACACCCAGTATGTTCAGACAATTCCATATTAAGGATTTAGGACGTGACCCTAAAACATTTGATTTGAAAGCATTTTGGAGATATGAAATGGATGTATTTAATGAAAAAATTGATAACACAGGATCAACACTACCTATATTCATGTCCAAGTATGACTACCTAAGAGTAGGTGGATGGGACGAATCATATCCTGGGCCGTGGGTAGTAGATTGGGAGTTCTTTATGAAATGTGAAATGAGTGGAATGAAAATGTTAAGAACATATAATTGTCACTTCTACCACTTCGTATCAGTAGGAACACGTACACCAGAAAAAGTAGCCCAAAATAGACAAATAGAAATGGAATGCCATGATTATTTTAGCTATAAATGGGGAACCAATGCTAAACATAATCCTGAAAATAATTCTAAGTTGGCTCTTTAAAATAAAGTCATTATATTTATAATAAAGTAAGTCTATGGATAAGTCAGTACGCTCATCACAACGCAAACAGGATTATTTAAGTCGCGTATTGACGTTAGGGGAAATTGAAAACGATAAAGCATGTGATATAATTGGTTTAATTTACGAGATAAACGAAGAGGATAAGAATAAAGAGGCAGATAAACGCGAACCAATACAACTAATACTTAATTCACCCGGTGGAAATGTGTATGATGGGTTCGCAATTATAGATGCAATTGAACAATCCGTTACACCAATACACATGACTATATTAGGTCAGGCACAATCAATGGGGTTTGCGATTGCTACCTGCGGTACATATCGCTACGCAAGCAAACGGACTACGTTCATGTATCATGAAATAATATGGAGTTTATTTGATGAAAAAATGTCATCACATGAACAGGAATTGATAGAAGGTAGACGATTATGGAAAATATACGACGAAATAATAACAACAAACACAAACATACCAGAAAAAACATTAATAAACGTTAGAAAACAACGTAAAGAATGGTATATGACAGCACAAGAAGCATTGGAACTAGGTGTGATTGATGAAATTATCTGAAAATATTACATATTTATTGATATAGATGCCTAAATGCGGAATATATAAGATAATTAACCCTAATGGGAAAATATATGTTGGGCAATCAACAGATATAGAATGGAGATGGGAACAATATAATAAGTATCCTAATTCATTTAGGGGTCAAAGAAAATTATATAATTCTATTATGAAATATGGAGTTAATAACCATAAATTTGAAATAATAGAAGAATGTGAAGTTGATAATTTAGATGATAGGGAAATATATTGGGGTACTCATTATGGTGTTCTAGGAGATAAAGGTTTAACATTGAAATTAGGTAATGGAAAGCAAATAGTATCTCCTGAGACTAAACAAAAGATGAGTGAAAGTATAAAGGGAAAGAAAAAAGGAAAAGAAAGTATAGGGAGTGGAAGAAAAGCTGGGTTTAAATATAGCGATGAGGTAAAGCAAAAAATGAGGGAAGCTAAATTAAATAAACCTAGTAATCATAAAGGACATAAAGATTCAATTGAAACCTTAATTAAAAAAAGTCAAGCTAAAATAGGTAAACCAAGTTCAAAAAAAGGAAAAATATATAAAAATGGCAAATCCAAAGTTGAAAATATCAGTCAATAAAAATCCTACAAAAGAAGGAGTTAAAGTGCAATTTATGTTTCCTCAAAATATTGAAGGAGATCAGAAAGCAGAATTAACCCAAAAACTACAATCCAAATTAAACCAAGGGTTAGCTCAATATAATTTAACTGTAAATCAAGATACAGACGTACCTTACTCTAATGTAGTTGGATTTTTAATTCCAATCGCTGATTTTAAATTAATGATTAAAAATGCTATTGGTGGAGCAGAAGCACCAGCTGAAGAAACATCAACTCCAGAAGAACCAGCAGCATAAACAATATAAATAAAATAAGTTATGATTAAACGTTTAAATATGAGAAGGAAAATTCCAATATTCAGCCTAAAAGCTCGTCCTGGAATGGATTATTCTCAATTAACAGCAATACCCGAAGTTAGAAAGGTGGTGATGGAAGAAGCAATCATAGCAATTAAAGACGGTATCAAGAAAAATAAGAAAAAAATAGCTTTATTTGAAATAGCAAATTCAGATTGTTATATTGAATTAGAGAAAGATAAATGGAAACCAACTCTCGAAACAGCATTACAATATTATGTTGAACAAGAAGAATATGATGTATGTGTTGTATGTAGGGATCTGATAAGTAAACTTTAATTTATGGAAAATAAAGGTCATGCTGATGGAATTAAAAAATCCATTGAAGAAATAATAGGCGCTGATACAATAATAAGAAGTAAGCGTCCATCCGAAGATAACATCCAACAGGAAAAATTCGAAAAGATGATACTGGCCTTAGAGGCAGCTGAAGTTAAAACAACTATACTTCATACTGAATTTAAAATAGATTTTTCAGACTATAATGAGCATTTCTATTTAGCAGTAGACAACTTATTGGAATTATGGTTGGGAAAAGAATTATGTGAATTAGTATTCTTCTACCTATATGATAGAATGAATCCTGATGGGTCAATGAATGGATTAATGGATGATGAGGGTAACGAAATAATACTTCAAACACCAACTGACTTATGGTATTTAATTAAGAAAATACAAAGCACTAAAAAGAAAAAATAATGCCAAAACCTAAGGTATTTAATAAAGCAGATTTATTAAGAGCAATGCGCTACACTAAAAGTGTAAGGGCAGCGGCTAAGTACCTAGGCTGTTCATATCAGCATATCAAACCATATTTCAAAATGTTTAAGGTGGATGAAAATGATCCTAATTCACCAACATTATTCGAGGCACATAAAAATCAGAAAGGTAAAGGCATACCTAAATTCCTACCAAATAAACGTAGGGAACCAAATGTTAAGAAAATATTTACTGAGGGAATTGGATGGGAAAGCTTCTCAGTTGATAAAATTAGGATAAGGGGTATAGCTGAAGGGTATTTGAAGGATGAATGCTATACGTGTGGTTTCAGTGAGCGCAGGATAACCGATTATAAAATACCCTTACTGTTAAACTTTAAGGATGGTAATAAATGTAATTACCTAAAAGATAACCTTGAACAACTATGTTATAATTGTTACTTCTTATATGTGGGTGAGGTATTAACACCAAATCAAATACGTCGTATTGAAGATAATCAGACCGTATTAGAAAAACCACATACATGGGATTTAGATAAGGATCAATTAGAGAATATGAAGATGTTAGGCTTATTAGATTGAAGGTTGGATTAGGCAAAACAAGTTCTTATATTTATCTCAAATAAAGAGAAAAAGAAAAAAAGTAGAGAAAGATTTGGTTGAGGCAAGAAAAGTTAGTATATTTATAGTATACAAAAATGAAAAAGTAGTTCTTTGAAAATATTGTTATCCATTGATGAAGCTTCGGCTGATTCATAAATAACACTTGGCCGCATATGGTCATTAAATAAGCCGGGAAACCGGTATAAAGTGATACGCTTTGACTGAAGCGTGTTGCGGCTCAGCAATGAGCTCGAGTATGCAAGCAGGATATTATTTGACCTGAGTATTCGAGGGTAACACTGTAGAAGAAATGGTTGAATAGCTTGGCAATGTGGGTTGTCAAGTTGAGCTCGGAAGAGCAATAAGAGTAACCTGTAGAGTACATGCAAAGAGTATGTTTATCCAAGCATATGATTGCGTTGCTCAATATTAGAGATGTCTTAAAACCGAAAGGTATGTTGATGTACAGGTGGTGCTGTTATTAACCTTAGTTTTAGTCTACCAAGACTTTAATTCTGAAGATGTCTTAAAATATGGAGATGGGGACATTTCATAAGGTAGTTGAGTATCGTGTCACTCAAAAGGTGACTTGGCTCAGGGTAGGCCGCTACCTTAACGATCCACAAGTCGAAACTTAATAATTTGCATTTGAGGCGCAAAACCTATTATACAAAATATCAAGCGAAAGCGCCTGTCAGTTACGGACGAAAGATGCTTACATAGTACTGGGAAGAGTCCAGTGCCACTTAAGGTCGCAAGCCAAGAGTGATTTTTCCGAACGTTCTATAGTTCCGCAAGAACGAATCAGCTCGGCAGGGTTGAATAGAGACAATTAAGAAGAGAGTAGTCCAAACAAGTAACTCAAAGAGTGGTTCACTTAAATAACAAGCATTGCTAGGATAGAGTTCAAAAGACTCTGGACAAGAGGAGAAAAAATAATGCCTCAAAAGATCTAGCGCAGCAACTGTAGTCTCAGGTTGATTTATTTTTTATTATACTTCAATTCCGTTATATAATATGAGTTACGAATTAGCACAAAAATACGCAGATTTTAAAGCAGATCCATTGTATGCCCGAGCATCAAACTTCTATAAGATGATGTTCTTTGCACAGCAAAATAACTTGACTAATGATGATATGGACTATTACTTTAATAGACCAGGTCGTAGACAAGAAGACGAAACAAAAGAAGAAATGCAAGTAAGAGGTAAATTTACTAAAGCATTAGTGAAATATAGGGCATATCTATACGACTATTCAGTTTATCCAGTTAAAGAAAAAAAGAAAAATAATTAAATTATGAAACAATTATTAGTAAAATTACAGTTTAAACTAGCAAGTTGGTTATATAATCAAGATATTATAGCACCCCAACTTTTAAATCATTCTGATGGAACACCAGTAAGAAATATTAAAATTCTTACACCAGAAGAAAGTGAATTATTAAATAATTAAAATAAATAAATTATGGTTTATTATCAGGTTAAAGTACAATTCACTGTAGAAGACAGTAAAGGTAAAGTAAAGAAACAAAACATTTTGTACCTCGTAGATGCACAGTCAGTAACTGAAGCTGAAGCAAGAACAATCCAGTTTTTAAATGATGCTGGAGAATAAGAGTTCGAAGTAAAAGCAGCAAGTGAATCAGCAATCGCTCAAGTGATTGAGTCTGATGAGGATGCTACTGAAATAAAATAGTAGGAGAAAGGCCCCGGTGTTGGAAAGGCAGACAAGAAGGTCTTAAACACCTTTGGACATTCGTCCGTGCGGGTTCAAGTCCCGCCTGGGGTACTAAAATGTAGTTCTTTGAAAATATATGGACAATTTGGTGATTAACACTAAACAGTAATAGTCTAAAACGAGAGAGTACTAACAGGTGAGGTCTGTTCTAAGATTACTCATGGGAAACCAAGATATGACGTACTATTCTATTACAACATAGTTCTAAGATATGTTTGGTTTGGGTTAATGTATTGAAACAGTAAAACTCCATTAATATGTGGATGAAGGAGTACCACACAATATTTCCCTTAGAAGGACACCAAATTGTCTTTAATTTAAAATAACCTGTGCCCTTGAAAAACTCGTATTAATGAGAAAGGGTCCACACTCAGATGTGGAAGTTCTACTAAAGAGGAACGGAGTATCATCGGATACGTTCTCACAGATAAGCAGGTTAGCTCCGAAATAAAAGGGTAAGAGAATAAGGAGCAAATTTTAAAATTATAAACAAGCGTAAAAGGTTGAAGGGTAAATCCTACATGGAAAATTTCATCCTGTTGAAATATTACGGGCTCTGACCAAGTTAGTTTGGTAATGGCTTGGCGTGGGAACCACCAAAAGCCTCTGTTTATAATTTAATGACTACAGTCATAAACAAAAACACCACTCGGGTTTAAAGGTAACTATACACCATGCAGTACTACTGGTACATAAGAAAACCTTAAAGTATAGTTGTTGTGTGGGTGACACAAACTGTAGCTAATGTAGTCAGGTGGCGGAATGGTTGTAGACGCTTATTGACACGCACGGCAGCCGAAATGTAATAGCGCTCAATGATTAGGCAATGCGAATAATGAAGATTCACTACCTCACGGTGCGTAGGTAAATTTCAAAGTGATTCATGTGGGTTCGAATCCCACCCTGACTACAACAGTACCACGATGCTTCCCGTAAGATCAGCACACTAGCGGTGGTCTTATTGTTCATAAACGAATAGCCCAAGGCATAAGTTATAGAACTTAACTCAACCACTCCCCCACGTGTTGCGTGTATAAGAAGTGGCGGAATTAAAGCAAAAAATTAACTTGAAAGCGATGCAGTTGAATATAGCACAAATGTTTCTAAATGGCACGAAAACCGCCATTTTTTATACACGCTGTTATATGCTGTTTTCTTTTGTAAATTAAAATAGTATGACAAAGTACAAATACATAGGTGAAGATAAATTCTTTATAAAAAATGGTCAAATAGTCGAAGGTAATATTACGACTTGGAGTGTTAAAAAACCAAATAGCAGTGATCGTGTAAACGTAGAATTACTATATGTACCAAATGCTGGTTTTAGAGGTGAAGATATGCCAATTAATAAAAAGAATTTGATTGAGGTCGGTTCTTAAAATAGCATATAACAGACGTGTGGGGTGATGTTGGGTGATTTTAAAATATTGTAGAGTGGTAATCTCTATATGTGTCTCGGGGGATTTCATATATTTATTAGTATACAATATGGAAGAAACTAAGAAGTGCACTAAATGTAGTAAAGAAAAACCGTTGGGTGATTTTCATACTTATTCTAAAAGCAAAGATGGAAAATATACTCAATGTAAAGAATGTGCTTATAAAGCTAATAAACAAACATATTTCAAAACATCAGGAAAAAGAAATAAATATATAATAGAAAGAAGAAGAAAAATAGCTAATAAAAGATTAGAATATTTGATTTCTCTCAATCTTAAATGTGAAAGATGCGGGTTTGATCATATAGCAGCACTTGATTTTCATCATTTAGTTCCAGAAAATAAAAAATATGTAATTTCTAATTTACGATGGTCTGGGTGTAGTGAAAAAACATTTAGAGAAGAAATAAAAAAATGTATAGTATTATGTTCCAATTGTCATAGAATAGAACATTGGAATGAGAAAAATAAATTGTAGAGTGGCGGAATGGTGTACACCAAGGCAGACGTTTCCCTCTTGTCTCGAGGGCGCAGATCACGAAATAGATGAAAAGTATGGGTTGACCACAAGTGCGCACAATGTGCTTTTCATTGAATCGCTGCGTGGAGGTTCGAACCCTCCCTCTACACATGTAATTGCAAAGTGGTGGAATTAGAATGACATATCATTCAATGGCAAACACAGCTTCTTGTCTAGGAGCCGCGGAGTACGAAATAGATAAAATAATATGTTTAATATTATTAATCGAATCGCCGTTTAGAGGTTCGAGTCCTCTCTTTGCAGCTTTTTAATTCGAACCATATTTATATTTGTCTAACTTTTAAAACCTAAAAGTCTTTAGCTTTTAGGTACTTCACTGTAACATTCCTTAAAAAATTAAAATAAAACAACCAGCAATATATTTATTGCCAAATACATAAATCATGGCAAACGAACAAACTCCCACAGAAATATTTGCAAAAATTAAAGAAACTATAGAGGCTCAGAAAGCTGAAGTTGCTAAAAAATTCGTAGAAATTAAAGACTTACTTTCCAAACCTAAAGAGGAAAATAAATAGAATTAATATTTTCTAATATTTATTAGCGTTAAATTAGGTTATATACAAATCGATGTATATAGCCTTTTTTTATTTAAATTAAAAATCAAAGATATGAAATTTACTTGGAAAGGATACTTCGAACCCACTCCTAAAATCATCAGAAAAGTAGCTGATTCTATATTAGCTGGGGCAACAATGGCTGCTACATATAGTGTTGTAATTGAACATGAAAAAATAGCAGTAGCTATTATGGTAGTGTCTGTTATAGCCAAAATAGTATCGAATTTTTTTACAACTGAAGAATAAATAATCTATGAACTTAGACAAATTAAAAGGTCACGTACCAGACACAGTTATAGCACAAATACCAGATGTTATGACTAAATTTGAAATCAACACTCCATTACGTTTAGCACATTTCCTAGCACAATGCGGTCACGAATCAGGCGGATTCAAATTAACACAAGAAAACTTAAATTACGGAGCTAAAGGTTTAAGAGGTGTATTCGGAAAATACTTCCCAACAGACCAAAAAGCATTATTATACGAACGCAAACCAGAAAAAATCGCTAACCTAGTTTATGGTGGTAGAATGGGTAATGGTCCTGAAGCGAGTGGTGATGGATATAAATTTAGAGGTAGAGGTTACATCCAATTAACAGGAAAAGACAACTATAAAGCATTTGATGCTGTAGTAGCTGAAAACTTACTTGAAACACCAGATCTAGTAGCAACAAAATATCCACTATTATCTGCTGCTTGGTTCTTCCATAAAAACGGATTACATAAAATAGCTGATGGTGGTGCTACGGACGCTGTAGTAACGTCAGTTACAAAACGTGTAAATGGTGGTACAATAGGTTTACCTGATAGAATAAAACATTTCAAAGAATATTATAGTTTACTAGCTTAATGTTTAGTTCTCCAAATACATGGGTGATGATACTCGCCGTGGTGTTTTCCATGACATTTATAATGGGGTGTGTTTATTATGTAAACAAGTTATTTGTAAATAGTACTAAAGAAATACTTGTACGATTTATATTACTTGTATTTGCATCATTAGTTGGTGTATTCATAGTAGATAAAGTAGTAGCATTCAAAATTAATTTATTATTTGAAGAACAAAACAATCAATTATTTGATTTAATAAAAACATTAACATTAATGATATTTTCATATTATTTCGGTACTCAAAAACAGACCAACAAAAATGATTGAGACAATATTAGACCCTGCAGTAATAGGAGCGTTTTTGACAGGTATATTAGGTCCTGTAGCGGCGGCATATGTTAAAGCCCGCGTTGAAAAATGGGAAAATAGTAAAAAAGACCCCATATCTGAATCACTAAAAACTAATGTACAAATTGAACATAAAATTAATGAGATATTAGAAGAATATGGTGCTGATAGAGTGTGGATAACTCAATTCCACAATGGTGGTAATTTCTATCCTACAGGACACTCAATACATAAATTTAGTATGTTTTATGAAACAGTATCACATGGTACTAGCTCAATCAAAGATTATTTCCAAAATATACCTGTTAGTTTATTTACAAAATCAATTAACTACTTGTTAGAAGAAGATGTAATTGAAATTCCTGATTTTAAAGATGAAAAAGTAGCAACTTATGGTTTAAAATATGTTGCTGAAGAATATGGAACTAAAAGCGGTTATGGATTCGCAATTAAATCTATTGAAGGTAAGTACATAGGTACATTAGGAATAGATTTCACCCACAAAAAGAAAACACTAACACCGGAACAAATCAACGATATTAGAGTTGAGGTTACTTCAATAGGTGGTGTATTAATGAACCATCTTCAAAAATAATTTTGAAGGTCAAAATCAATTTGTTATATTTATATCAAATGAGAGAAAATGGCTTGCCACAATATTAAAAAATTGTTTAGCTGATATGGAGAAGATTGAGGAATATGAGTTGTGTGCTGATATGAAAAAAGTAATTGATAGAGCACCTAAACAAAAACGACCAAGAAAATAAAAAGAAATAGTATAGTTATGTTTAATAAAATTAGGTTATGGTGGAAATTTGATGGTAAATACCTTCACCGAGATATTGCTCAAGGAATTAAAAATTTAATTAAATGGTTTCCAATTATTTGGAAAGATAGAGATTGGGATCATCAATTTATCTTCGATATCCTTCAGTTTAAATTACAAAACCAAGCAAAATACATTGGTGACCACAACAGACACACTCGAGCAAAAGAAGATGCTGAATTAATGATGAAATGTGTTGATTTGATTGAAAAAGTAAAAACTGAATTTTACCAAGCAGAATATATGGATTATCATGAATCAACATTCGAATTTGTAGAAATTCCAGAAGACGAAAGAGGTGACTGGTACGAAGAAGGAATGACAACACTCCACTCAGAATTAATATCAGAGCGATTTGATGAATACTTTGCAAAATATCCTGAAGTGTATGATTATATTGTTAATAATCCAGATAAATGTGTGTTTGAAAATAAGGATAAACAACAAATTGCTATGAATATGGGACATGAGCTCCATAAACGAGCAAGAAAAGAATTATTTGATATAATGGAAAACCACATTGAGGGTTGGTGGGATTGATTGGCAAAACTCCTTTACTATATTCACGTTATGAAAGCAATATTAGAATTCGATCTAAACGATCCAGATGACACAGTAGCTCATTTACGAGCAGTTAAAGCATTAGATATGGCTTTAGTGTTGTGGGAAATGACTCACAATACTAAGAAAGGAATTGAGTGGAAAATTGAAAGTCAAGAGATAAAAGACCCATATGAGGTATTAGATATTATAATGGAAAAGTTATATGAAGAGATGAATGATCGTGGAATTATTATAGATGAATTAATACAATAGTTATGATAGAAATATTACAACACTTACTCGGTACATGTCCAGACCATCACTCACACGCTAATGTGATAATGATGTTAAACGAATTTCTAAACACTAATTTCTGTTGGTGTTATATTAAAAATAAAGCATTAAAATTAATTAGTAAAACAAATGGAAAATAAAATACCAACAGCAGAAGAGTTTGTAAAACAATATCAAAAAGGGTCAGATTATTTTTGTATAACTAAAGGTGAAGCAATTAATAAAATGATAGAATTTGCTAAACTATATAGTATTGAGTTTGCTAAATGGTTAAAACATAATGATAATGGTACAGACCACTACAATCCATTTACAAAAGAAACCAGTGAAAGTATTGGATTTAGTCCATTGGATTGTTATATGGATGATATAATGTCAATAGAAGAATTATTTGATAAATTTAATAAAATTTAATAAAATGAAAGACGAATACATAATAATCTCAAAAACAGCTATTCAAAAAAGAATAGAAGAGTTGGAAGAAGAACAAAAACAAATTAATGAAGAAAAAGAACAAATTTCTTTAAATATTAATTTAAAAAAACAAATTTTAATAAGAGAAATCCTATCTCAATCAACTCCTTTAATTCCTGAAGTTGAAAAATTGATAGTTATGTCTTCTATTTCTAATATAGATTTTTTACCTGACAGGGTTGAAAAAATAAAGCAAGACTACATTTCAAACTTAAAACTTAATATATAATGGCACAAACGAAAAAACAACAAGACGAAGTTAAACAAGCCATACAACAAAGTCCTCCAAAAGATGAAAGAAGTTATTTATTTACAATACAAGGT